GAGAACAAGATCTACGAGAGCGATCCGTTCCAGCATCTGGATCAGGTCGGCGTCGGCAAGCTGGTCAAGATGGCTGCCCACGACGGTCGTGAGACCCGCCCCGATCTGGGTCTGGGCATCTGCGGCGAGCACGGCGGCGACCCCACGAGCGTGGAGTTCTGCCACAACGTTGGTCTGGATTACGTCAGCTGCTCTCCCTTCCGTGTGCCTATCGCCCGTCTGGCTGCTGCTCAGGCTGCTATCAAAAATCCCAGAAAGTAAGATTGTTGCATGAAGATGCACTAATCGTGCAAAACATGGGAAGATAAACGTATGATAAACCCTCCCCGGTGAAACTGAATGGTTTTGCCGGGGAGGGTTTGTTTTTTAGGAGGAAACTATGGAATTGTCAGAAGGCGAAAAAATTATACAGGAAGCAATTAGAAGAAAAAAAGAGGATGAAAAAAGAGAGCGAAAGTGCAATCAAGAACTAAAAAAATGGGATGAAGTATATAAAGAAATCGTTTCACGATATGAAAATGTAAAGGAATCTCAGGAGACATTGACATTTCAAGAATACTGTCTGAAACAGTGGATGCGAAAAAATGGAGTTGAATTGAAGATATGTAAGATCACGGACGCAAAGGTTCAAAACTATCTTGATGAACAAGCAAAGAATAATGCTAAAAATAATAAGGCAGAAGATCCTGAATATAACCTTGACGTAAGAGAGAAAAGAGAAAAAATAGGAAAGGAAATTAAAAAGAAACTCAAAATTATCATCGGAAATGAATATAAGAAATTGGTTACAATGATAGCGGATAAAACACTGCTTACAGCATCAAATATGGTGTTCTTTGATTTGCTTTTAGAGAGAAAAGAAGATGAATGGAAGAACTTTGTAGATAGACGTGAAAATCAACTTACATATCAGTTAGTGCAGTATCAGCTATCGGACATTGTGCTAGAAGAAATAATAATTAGAGGTTTTCAATCATTATGGGAGAATAAGGCAATGCATTTTAGTAAGAAGGCGATGATGACTAGGATGCAAGACCTTTTAATTGAAGAAAAAATGGAACTGACAAAATCCAAGACATGGATTTTGATTGAGGCAATGTATAATACAATAACAGATTTTGATAATAATTATGATAGAAAAGAGAATAAAGCAGTATTTGATTTTGTGGATGGAGAACTAGAAAGCTGTATGGAGAAAATTACATACTGCTTAGAGACAATTGATTATGATATGGCTCATGATATGAAAAAGGAAGTGATACGCCAGTTAAAGCGGTATGAGAAGAAAAACGAATGAAAGGGTGTACGGACGAAAAAAGTTTTTAACTGATATATATGAAGTAATGTTGCAGAAGGTTGAAAAAATAAGGACGGTTTTTGTATATTGAATTGAAGAAACAACAAATAGTATCAATATATGAACGGAATATGAACAACGGTGCTCTTTTTTGAAAAAGAGCACCGTTGTTTTTTACGTGAAGCTGAAAGCAGGGCTGAGTATAATCATACCTGCAAACGACAGATACATTGTCGAAGCAAATTATTATTTATTTGGGAGGTCATAATGATGACACAGAAAAGCAACGAAGAAATCTACAAATCACTGAGCGAAGAGGAACGCAATGTTACAGTGACCAGTGTTGAATTGACTGACAAGGCATTCAAAGGAAAAACTGACTACTCAGCTATTGCTCGATTAAATGGTAAGGTAGTCTTCCGTGAAGGAGAATATTTCTCCACCCTTGAGGGACTTCAGCTTTTTGTTTTCAAGAATGGAAAGCAGATCACGGCCTACAATTGGAAAATTGAGGATGGAACTAAGAACTTTCGGATTCTGTACAGCACGAAAACCGACAAATCTGGAAAAATCTTCTTCGGCCTTATTCTCAGAGGAGATGTACCAATCATCGTTGGTCATACCGAAGATATTGAACAGGAGACTCACTACGAGCTTTTGGTTCATGCTTGGGATACGGAAACTGGATACATCTGGGTTGGTGACAACCAGGATGGTGGACTGACGAGAATTGATTATCTCATTTCTGGCAATACGACAGGTAAGCAGAACTTCATCGAGAATCTTATCGCGCAAAGCTACGTTCAGAAAACTTCTAAGGAGGAAGAAAAGCATGAATAAAGCCGAATTCAAGGAAAAACGAAAGAAATTGCTTGAGCAGCGTGTCCGGCCGACTGAAGGGACAGAAGCTGTGTCCGCATGGGATTACGATTTCAATGATTCTAATGAAGTTCTCCAGTCTGGTGAGGTTGAGCTATTAGAGAATATGACGTCGATTGTCCCTGAGGATAGACCGAAGACCGGCGAGATATTTAAGGAGAAACGGAACAAGACACGGCATAAGTTGGATGCGCCGATACTCTCCGAACAGCTTTCGGACTATCCCGGTTCTCTCAATGCGAGAGATGCAGTACCACCAATGGTCTTGATGATGGATGACGTACCAGAGGATGTGCAGAAAAGCACATTGTCTGATCCAGTAAGTCTTCCAACACCAGAACTGGCCGTCAAGAAAGTTTCTAAAGATCAGTCCCTCGTGGACTTGACAAGGGAAGTGAAAAAACACGTCCACATCATTTCCTATGGAAATACGCTGTATTATTACAACAACTATTACTACACACAGCTTGATGCAAAGCAACTGATCAAGCTATATCGTAAGTATGTGGACTATGAACTCAATAATGAATCCAGCCTCCATGGGTATAAGGATCTCTACGAGTGTTTCTTGACGGATCCTCAAATTGAGTGCAGTGAATCGGAAAATGGGCCGATTTATGCACCTTTGAAAAATGGTGTCTTTGAACTTGTAGAGTGTAAACTTCACCCACACAGCCCTGATCAAGTAACTTTTACCTACATTAAGGCAAAATATGCTCCGAAGGCAGAATGCCCGATATTTGAGGGCTATTTGCATCGGGTCACGGGCGGTGATCCCCAGCTGATGGAGCGATTTTGGATGGTAATTGGGTATTTGCTTATCTACCCTGCACGAGGAAAGTTCTTTATTTTCATGAAAGGCGTCGGAAATAGCGGTAAGAGCGTTCTGGGAAGCTTTATCCGAAGCCTGTACCCTAAAGAGTCTATCAGTAGCATCAGACTCAAGAATCTGACAAACCAATTTGGAATGGCTTCCCTGGCAACTTCCGTTATCAATTTCGATATGGATATGTCTAGCTCAAAAATCGACGATGAAGCAGCTTCTCGGCTGAAACAAATCACTGGAGGAGATTCAATGAATATTCCACGAAAATATCGCGATGATGCGCTGCTGGAGAGGCGTATAAAGTTTGTCTTTTCAAGTAATCACCCGCTCATCATTGACGGAGAGGATGAGGCACTCATCAAGCGTATTGTATATCTGCCCTTTAATTATGCAATCCCGGATAATCAGCAAGACCCGGATTTGGGAGACAAAATCTGGGCCGAGCGGGACGCAATTGTTACAAAGGCACTGTATTATGCGCGAAAGCTCGTTCAGCGCAACTACATCTTCCCGGAGATTCCTTATGTGGACAGCGCGAAGTACTCGCCTGTAAAAAGGTTTGTGCAAGAAATCTGTGATACGAGCAATATAAATGCTGAAGTGGCTTTGTCTGACTTATACGAAGCCTACCTGGATTTTTGCAAGGAAAAGAATATAGGAGCGTGCACAGACTCGGATTTAAGAAGGACGTTGATTGCGATGGGATTTGAGCACGGACGTTCCCGGTGCTCAGGTGAAGGAATGATTGCACACGAACACCCTGTGTCAGCGTTCCGAGGAATCCGCCTTCGTCCGTAACGTCTGACTTCTCAGTGATATGTTATATCTCTAATCACCAAGCACAATCACAAACACTATGGAGGTGTCACGATGCTGAACGTTGACGAAAAGGCGATGGCCTATTGTCTGATCGAAGCTCTTTTTGCGGCAGGACTGCTGAACCTGCCCACCTATCAGAACTTCCTTCGGATGAAGCGTGAGCAGGAGGAAGAACCGCCTGCAAAGGCTTCGTAAGCGACAGAGAGAGGCTCTGGTGGAGAATTCTGCCAGAGCTTTTCTTTTTATCCTGAAATCTCAAAATGTGGAGGTAAAATATGCGAGTAGCAGTATATGCGCGTGTCTCAACCGAACATGAGGCACAGATCAATGCACTGGGAAACCAGTTGGAGTGGTATAAAATTGAAGGCTCCCGGCACTCGGACTGGGAAATCGTGGAGGTCTATGTGGATCAAGGCATCACCGGAACACAGGCACAGAAGCGGCCAGAGTTTTTGCATATGATAGAGGATGCAAAGAAAGGTAAATTTGACCTTATCATTACCCGTGAGGTGAGCCGGTTTGCACGAAATACAGTTGATACGTTGTCCTATATCCGTGAGTTGAAGGCTGTGGGCGTGAATCTATTTTTCATCAACGATGGTATCAACACGGCCACCGATTATGGTGAGCTTCGGTTGACGATTATGTCTTCCTTGGCACAGGATGAAAGCCGAAAAATTTCAGAGCGCGTCAAGGCGGGGCAAGAAATCAGTCGGGAGAAGCATGTTTTGTATGGCAACGGAAATATCTTGGGATACCGCAGAGAGAATGGAACCTATGTTCCAGATCCGGATCAGGCACAGACCGTAAAACTGATTTACCAGATGTATTCGACTGGAAAGGTTGGGCTTCAAAAAGTGGCAGCAGAATTATACAGGCTAGGCAGATTGGATGCAAGCGGCCATGTTTCGTGGGACGCTTCCAAGGTGAGCCGGGTGTTACATAATGCGACCTATAAGGGTTGTATCTGCTACAATAAATCCCACAGTGACGGCTACTTGACGCAAAAACGTGTCAAAAATCTGGACGAAAGCAGCTACGTCTATGTGAAAGGCGATTTTGAACCGCTGGTGTCAGAAGAAACGTGGGACAGGTGCCAGCAGATTCTGACTTCAAAATCAGAACGAGTAATCGATGAAAACGGAAAGAAGCACAAGTATATGCGGAACACGCCGAAATCCATCTGGACGGCAAAATTGCGTTGCAGTTGCGGTGCAGGATTTATTCAGTTCAAGTGGCGTGTGAACCGGGATGGTGCTGTAATTCATGGATTTCAGTGCTACCGCCGTACACGCAGGCCGAGCATCAGCTACTTGCAGGAACATGGCCTTGATTTGAGCATCAGCTGCCAAATCAAGGCCATCAGTGAGTGGAAGCTGGATTTGATGGCGGCAAAGGTGTTTGAACATCTCACATTTGACAAAGGCAAGACCGTCAAAGAGGTATACCGGATTCTGAACCGCTGCATGGCAGAGGAAAAGACTGTGCGTATTTCCAGAAAGGCAATGCTGGAAAAGAGCATCGCTAAGCAGAGAGAACGGCTGGACAAGTATATTGACCTGTGTGCAGACGGCATCATCACCAAACAGGAACTTATGGAACGTCGCAAAGGCTTAGACAACCAGATCGCAGATCTGCAATCTCAGTATGAGAGCGTAGAACAGGAGGATGAACGCAGTGGAGCGCTGGACATGAATCTGATCTCGCAGAAGCTGGATGAATGGCAGCGGGCATCAAAGAACGATGTTGATCGGGAGCTTATCAACAGCTGTGTGGCGCAAATCACGCCTTTGACAAATGAAGAATTTCGCTGGGTACTCGACTTTCAGATGTCAGAGGTACGGGCGAGAAACGCCGCAGCATATAGGATGGATGGCTTTGTAGAGATGGCACGCTTTTCGATTTCCTTTGAGGAGGCAAAGGCTTTTAAGGCATCCCGAAATCAGGGAATCCGCAAAAATGAATGGCAGGATCTCACGGTGGTTGTGGGAATCTGGTCGAAAACTCAGAAGTAGGAGGCTGTGTCGGCTGTGCCGGTTGTGTCAGAGATTTTCAAAACAAGTTTTATTATATCCTTATATCTCCACCCATAAAACACCTGAAAGACACGAAAACATAAGACTGATTCGCAAAAACACTGACACAGTGGACACACTTGGTACAAGTTAGGCGTATTTGAAGCAGATATAATGATATATTATACCCTTGGATAGAAAGACCAGTAAGCAACCACATCAGCTTACTGGTCTTTGATTTTTACAGAAAAACGGAGGAAAAATCAATGGCAGAAATCTTTGAAAAAGTATTGGTGGAGGTGATGAAAGCAGTCGGAAAAGGTGCTGCGAAAATCATTGTCTGGATGGCTCATCAAATCGAAAAGAAATAAGACAATCAAAAATTTTGGAGGTAAAGATTATGTCCGCAAACGTTGAAACCATGTTCTCTGTCCGCGAAACCCCTTGGCACGGTCTTGGCCGTATCGTGATGGATGCCCCTGCAAGTCGGGAAGCTCTGGAATTGGCTGGTCTAGACTGGCAGGTGGAAAGCCGCAATATCTATTCTGGTACAGGTGCTATGATCCCCGGCTATCGGGCGAATGTCCGCAGCACCGATGATGCTGTTCTGGGTGTGGTGTCCGACCGCTACCGCATTGTGCAGAACGAAGAAGCATTTCAGTTCACCGATGACCTGCTGGGTGAGGGCGTTACTTACGAAACCGCTGGTTCTTTGCAGGGTGGCAAGAAGGTCTGGATGCTGGCAAAGCTGCCGGAGAAGTACATCATCGCCGGAGATGAAGTGACCCCCTATCTTGTGTTCTTCAACAGTCACGATGGCAGTTCTGGTGTAAAAGTTGCCATGACCCCGGTTCGTGTAGTCTGCCAGAATACCCTGAATCTGGCTTTGGGTACTGCAAAGCGCATCTGGACTGCTCGCCATACCGAAAATGTTCTGCTCCGGGTGCAGGATGCCCGTGAAACCTTACAGCTTGCCAACAGCTACATGGGGGAGCTGGGCAAGGGTATCCATGAGCTGACCACCATCAAGCTGTCTGACCGCAAGGTGCAGGAATTTATCAACGAGTTCTTCCCCATCACGGAAGACTTAACCGATGGCCAGCGGAAAAACAACTTGCGCTTGCAGGAAGATTTGAAAGCTCGCTATTATAATGCACCTGATTTGGAATGGGTCGGAAAGAATGGTTGGCGTTTTGTGAACGCTGTTTCGGACTTTGCTACCCATGCAGACCCCATCCGTAAAACTCGCAACTACAACGAAAATCTGTTCTTGCGCACCGCAGAGGGCAATCCCATGATCGACAAGGCTTACAAGATGGTGCTGGCCGCAGCATAAAGGAGGACGTATGAACGATGTGAACAACCGGGCTGTCCGGGAATTTTCTGAGTTCCTGAACATCATCGAAGCCGATTTTCCAAAGCCTACTTGCACCACGGCATACGAGATCACGATGAAAAGCACCATTGTCAGTGCTTTAATCACGCTGGACACCGAAAAGCAGATGGACGAGCGTTTCTGGAACCATCTCCGGGTGCAGCGGAATATTCTGGATTTCCTGTATGCCCTGTGGCTGGATGATGACCGTACCTTGGTGGATGAGTTTTCCACCATTATCAAAGACTTGGTGGAATATGATTTCTCTATCGTAGAAGAACAGATGAAAGAGAGGTTAAACATTGCATGAAAAGGCTTGTATCTACACGGAACTTGTCCAAAGAGGATTGGCTCCGCTACCGTAAGTGCGGCATTACCGGCACGGATGCCGGGGCTATTCTTGGCCTGAACCCCTACCGTTCTGCATTTCAGGTGTACCACGATAAAATCAGCGATACCATTGAAAATATCGACAACGAAGCCATGCGGCAGGGTCGTGACTTGGAGGATTATGTGGCGCAGCGGTTTACCGAAGCAACCGGTCTGAAGGTGCGCCGTGCAAACGCTATCTACCAAGGCGAAGAACATCCGCTGCTTCTGGCAGACTTTGACCGCCTGATTGTTGGACAAAAAGCTGGATTGGAGTGCAAAACGGTCTCGCCCTTTTCTGCGGACAAGTGGGCAGACGGGAAAATCCCGGCTCACTATCTGGCGCAGGTTGACCACTACTTAGCCGTCAGCGGTTTCGACTGCTGGTATGTGGCGGCTCTGATTTTCGGCAGAGAGCTGGTGATCCACAAAATTGTGACAGATAAGCAGGTGCTTTCTGATCTCATTGATAAGGAAGAACTGTTCTGGACACGTCATGTCGTGCCGCAGATTCCCCCTGCACCCAACGGTTGCGATTGTGACACCCAGCAGATCAACCAACTTTATGAGGTAGACAACCGGGACAAGACTGCTGACCTGAGTGCCCTGCATGGACTTCTGGATAAGCGGCAGGAGCTTTCCGATCAAATCGAGCAGATGGAACAGGAAAAAACGGCCATCGAGCAACAGGTCAAGCTGCAAATGCAGGATGCCGCCTATGGCACAGCACCGGGTTATAAGGTATCGTGGGTATCCTCCGAAAGCAAACGAGTGGATTCCCAACGTCTGCGGAGAGAGCAGCCGGATATTTTCAACCAGTACAGCAAAAATGTAAGCAGCCGCAGGTTCACCATCATTCATGCGGCATAACATTTGTAATTGGCGGCAGGGAGTAAATGCTCTGCCGCCTTTTTTCTTGGAGGTTTATTATGTCCACAGAAAATCCATTCATAAAATTATTTGCGATTGACTTCAAAGATCATCTGGAAGTCAAAAAGTCCGGCAACACGGAGCTCAAATATGTGAGCTGGGCGTATGCCTGGGCAGAGGTGAAAAAGTTGTATCCTGCTGCCAGCTATGAGGTCAAGAAATTCAACGGCCTGCCCTATGTTTATGACCCCATAACCGGGTTTATGGTGTACACCTCAGTCACGATTGAGGGCGTTTCGCATGAAATGTGGCTGCCTGTACTGGATGGCGCAAACAAAGCCATGAAAGCTGTGCCTTATACCTACACCACTCCGAAATGGGACTACAATCCGCAGACCCGTCGCCGTGAAAAGATCGGCATGGAAGAACGTACCGTAGAAGCAGCCTCCATGTTCGATGTGAATAAGGCTATCATGCGGTGCTTGGTGAAGAACCTTGCTATGTTTGGTCTGGGCCTGTATGTTTATGCCGGAGAGGATTTGCCGGAAGATGCTGCACCGCAGCCGGAGGCTGAACCTCAAAAGCAGCTGAGACCGAGATCCGCTACCCCGAAGCAGGAACAGCCGCCCATGCCCTGCATCTGTGCCCGGTGCAATCAGCCCATCAAGAGGGTCAAGCTGAAGGATGGCTCCATCATGCAGGCGGCAGAGTTTGCAGCCACCCATGAGGGAATGTGCGCTGACTGCTATAAGGCTACAAGGCTAAACGTGGCATAAGGAGATTTTACGATGAAAGAGAAAAAAATCAAAGTCCTTGCGCTCATTCCAATGGAGCTGCCAAAGGAGAT